AGTTATTCTGCGGTCCAGGCGGTATAGCGTGGGGAGCAATGAATGCAGATATAGGCATACCTGATTTCCGCATCGTTCATCAATGGGCAAATGATTACGATGCCGATACTTGTAACACATACAGACACAACATTTGCCCTGATGCTCCAGAAACAGTTTATCATGAAGATATACGCAAATTTGATATGTCACATCTTGCACCTATTGATGCACTTGCTTTCGGCTTCCCCTGTAACGATTACAGTGTGGTCGGAGAGCAGAAAGGTATGAACGGTGTTTATGGACCGCTTTATTCTTACGGTGTTAAGGCTTTGAAAATGTTTAAGCCAATTTGGTTCTTAGCAGAAAATGTAGGCGGATTAAAAAACGCTAATGATGGAAAAGCATTTACCAAAATAATAGCAGAGCTTAAAGGTGCAGGATATACAGTTGTTCCACATTTATACAAGTTTGAAGAATATGGTATTCCGCAGGCAAGACATAGAATAATAATAGTGGGCATAAGAAATGATATAGATGTTGTGTATCATGTACCGTCAACTGCTCTCTATGCAGATGTTGATAATTCTTGCAGAACAGCTATTGAAGTTCCTCCTATTCCGCAGAATGCTTTCAACAATGAGAGGACAAAGCAATCTCCGCAAGTAGTCGAACGTCTCACCCATATATTGCCTGGTCAAAATGCTTTTACTGCTAATTTGCCCGAACATTTAAGATTAAACATAACAGGTGCTAAAATCAGCCAGATATACAAAAGGCTTGATCCTGATAAGCCCTCCTATACTGTTACAGGCAGTGGCGGCGGCGGTACTCATATTTACCATTGGGACGAACCAAGAGCATTAACGAACAGAGAAAGAGCAAGGCTACAGACTTTTCCTGATGATTATGAATTTATAGGCAGCAAAGAATGTGTAAGAAAGCAGATCGGTATGGCTGTTCCATGCATAGGAGCGAAAATTATTTTTGAAGCAATCTTAAAAAGCTTTGCAGGAGTACCTTACGATTATATTGAACCCAATATAGACGAATAAAATAAAGGCTGCTGTAGTTACAATAAACAGCAGCCTTCTTTATTATATTTTTTCTATTACAATATCATTTGGAGTTATCCAAGTTACCCTAATTTGATCTCCAATGTTAGCTCCGACAGCATAATACCAATCGCCAATTGCTTTCAAATTATCATTACCAGCAAATTGTTTGGCAAATCTATCATCATCTTGATTCCCTTGTGATTTTAAATATCCGCTATAATGCCCATCTGCTGATGTACATCTAAAGATATTCTGTCCAAGAATATCTTGACCATTTGTTCCGTTGGAATTAAAAGTTCCTATACGATATGCATCAGGTGCTGGGATAGGAATATAGCCTTCGCCATAAACTATCCCACGGGAATTAGTGTGACGATAGCTTCCCCACTCCAGGTGAGGTCGTTTAAGAGTAATTGTAAAAGTATCTCCAGTTTTCGCCATGAATATACCTCCTCTTACGGCAAATAATTATTTAATTATACTTTCATATAATTTTTCTAAATAAGTATCAGCTACTTTCTTTTTCAGTTGGCATTCCCAAATAATAAGCACTCGCCATCCCTGAGCTTCAAGCTGTGCAATATTGGCTTTATCACGCTCAACATTACCATAAATTTTCTTAGTCCAGTATTCAATATTGCTTGACGGCATAACAAAACGACCACAATCGTGCTTGTGCCAAAAGCAGCCATTCACAAAAATTACTGTCTTGTACTTTCTAAGAACAATATCAGGTTTCCCAGGCATAGTACGGACATTCTTCCTATACCGTAAGCCTTTGGAGAACAAATACTTACGCACGATTTCCTCCGGCTTCGAGTTGGTGCTTCTGATATGTGACATATTCATACTGCGGACTTCTTTTGAATGATTATCTGCCATTAGATGTCACCAGAAGCCTTTTTAGGAGAGAAGTCCATATAGTAGAGTTCTTCATCGATTTGGGCAAACACAACATCAGTTCGCCCATAACGCTCCAAATCATCTCTTGTAATAAAATGACCATTTGGAAGCCCAAGCCTGTTTCGGAAATACTCTCCTAATAGAGAATTATTCATCGGTGTTGTCAATGCTTTATTATTCTGCTGTTCAACTCTAAGGATAAGCTGGTGTCCGTCATCAGTTAATACAGTAAAATGGCGATCTGTCGGGAAGAAATCCTGTCTTGCTATTGTTATAGGTATTCTTATATATGCTTCGTTGGGATTACGCTTTTCACGCTGTCCCCAATTTAATCCAGATGTTCCAGCAACAACACCTTTATTTGTGAGAAGTGAAATCTGAACGCTGTCAACCGTTCCGCAGGATATTCCGCCTATCAAATCAGCTTCATTATCCAAAATAGGGTGATTATTACGAATAATAATTAAATCATCAATTTCAGAATGGTTGCAGTAACACGATCTGCTTTCTGCTTTTCTATAATAATCATATGCTTCGCTCGGTGAGCATTTTTCCATAATCTCACACCTTGATGAAATAAAGGCACTTTGAGTAAAGTCTGCCGATCCGACAAATGCAAGTTCAGGCTGTTCGTCTTTAAGCCAAATATAGAGGTTTGAATGTTCGGGCGGATTGTCCGAAATGTAATTACAGCTGAAAGAACGAACACTTTTTGAAGTGTATCTGTTATGAAGTGAAAGGAATCCGTTATGGGCAGGAATACTTATTCCGTCATAAGCGGTCATTCCTACGATAAGCGAAATGTCAATAGGTGCTGTTTTTCTTTCCTGAAGCTGTTTCATATACCACGATGACATATTCGGCGTAGAATAACTGCTCAGTATCAGTAGCTTATCAGCCCCACTTGAAATAGGATCAAATAAAATTGGTTTTGCAATATCTCCTGTTATCATATTATTCTCCCTGTGTATCTTCTTCTAACACATCATAGTATATTGTTCCGTGTGGGAGCTTGATATTGGGTATCCAGAGCTTTCTTCCTTTCCAGCCTTTATTGCCTGTAACCTGATACATAGTCAAAACAGGCTTATCAGTAAACTGTCCACCTAATTTCCAATCGTTTGGAGAAATCAATGCACCAGTTCCCTGAGCTACATCTCTTTCCCTTCTGACAATCAAAATACCTTGTCCTGTTGGAGTGTCGGCAAGCATAGTGTCCAATACGGAGATAAAAGCGGAGAGCTTGAAATCTGGGCTGGGTATGATATGGGACAGCACTTCCTTGATCAATCTAAGGCTGACCTGATAATAAGGTTCTGTGTTATCAAAGACTTTCAAAAGCTCCGAAATATCTTCAATAGTATCATTATCAGGATAGAACGGGTAGTAGTTGGTGCCGCCTGAAATTATCTCTACACGCTTATTATCAAGCACATTCTTTCGTGTCGGATTAAGACCTTCAGGGTAATAAATTTTAACATCATCTATTCCTCGCTCCATTTGAGCAATGATAGAATTGTTAGTTGCATTTATATCTGAAAACAACTTATAAAGATGTTCGTCAATATAAATCATCATCATGCCAGGATCACGGTCATATCCGAACATTCGGCTGTGCTGCCACATAGTGTCTGCCTGTGGCTTTTTGCTTGTCCGTGTATAGTAGATAGTCTGCAATCCAGGGAAGGTAACACCTCTGCTGAGAGTGTTTCCTCCGATGACTATGTTGCTGCCCTGAGCATAAGCAGAGCTTTCAACATCATTTTTGCCGTTCATAATGAAAATATTAATTTCGTTATTTGTAACAAGGCTTTCCGCTTTGCTGACAACAACATCAATAGGCTGTTTAGCAGCTTTCTGCGGAGACAGGGCTGCATAGTGCTTTGCAATTTCTGCCTTAAAATCAGCATTATTAGCTTTGCACCAATCAAGGACTTTATTTATTTTTTTCGCAAAGTTCTGATGTGCCGCTACTCTTACACTTGGGTGTATAAGACAATTGCAGACCTTGCCGCCCGATGCAAGTACCTGTGCGGAAACAGTAATATGACGGATAACTGCTTCTTTCGTATCTTCCTTTATTGTTTCAAGGAATGTTATGCAATCGGGCTTCTGCGAGGACGGGAAGAAGAAATCGCCGCCCAAATAGGCACTTCCAGGCCGAAAATAGTATGTAAAGTATGGGTGCCAGCCTGATGCCAATGTTTGAAGCAGGATAGCCTGCGGTGTACCTGTTACTTGCAGATACAAGCTGCTTGTTGCTCCGTTTTTGATAGAGTCAAGATACTTGTTTATTGATGATTGCTGTTTACCTTTGCGGTTGATAAAGGTGTTTAGAGAAGCAGCATCTGCTTCATCATCAATGATGAACAAAGGATTTCCTTTCATAAATCCTGTTGTATTGAAGATGTTTGCCCATTTTCTCAATACTCGTGAGTTCTTTTTCAGTATAACAACAGCAGGCTGTATAAGGCTGTTTTCAATAAATATGCCTGAGTCATCTTCTCCACAAATGCAGAAACCGTCCAAATCTGCTTTTACTCGGTCTAAGGTCTGCTCCTGAAGCACAACATTATCTGTTGTAAGTATCAGAAACGCAGGAAAGCCTAAATCTGCGGCTTTACATAATATTCCAAACATCTGACCAGTTTTGCCGGACTGAACATTGCCAAAGAGAAGCCCAATCTCGTGACTTGTAAATGAAAAAGTGCTGATATAGTTCTTTCCAATATCTTCTGCGGTTTTGGAAATAGATTCTGCGAGTTTTTTATTGCCTCGCGCTATAATTTTGTTCAGATAGTTTTTAAGATACTGCATATATTATTCCTCGTCTTTGCGAGAAATAAACTCAACGATCCATACATCAAGTTCATTTCCGTCCTCATCTGTTGCTTTTTTATTTGTTTTTGTAAATGTAAGACTATCACACCCGTATGCTTCAAGCATTTCTTTCGTTATCATTCCTAATCTATCTGTATCTTTTTGTGTATCGTGAACGGGTGTAACCAAACCTGATGCGGCAATTCTGCCTTTAAGCCAATAACCTAAAATATGCTCACTTCCAACGGCATTAAGCTGTTTATTATTATCACTTGTTGTGTGTGCCTTGAACATAAAACCATCATCGGTAACAATAAAGAATGGTTCGTTTCTCTTGGGGTATCCAGGTAAAGAGTAAACACTGCTTGGAACGGTTATCTGAAATTCATACCAGTCTCGCGCTTTAGGTCTTTTCGGATTTCTTGTGTCGAGAGAATAGCAGACATTGATATTCGATTGAGTATAGTGTTTTTTATCGTCCATAAATCTCTCTGCAAAAGCAGGGACTTTTAGGGGAAGTGTAAATGTCAAATCTGTCTTATGCTTTCTGTAAAGCTCAATATCATTCTTTGGCAACTCTTCAACGGTATCAATGCCTGTAAGAGATACGTTCTGCTCTCTAATAAGAGGCATATCGCTTGCCTTTGCAATATTAACAGAGCAAATAGGGGCTTTTACTCGCTCTACTATATTGGCAAGTTCCTGTGTTTCGGCACTATCCTCTGTAAGAGAACAAAGTTCATACTGTCGGCGGTTATTTGCTTCAAGTTTTAGAACTCCTAAATTTGCTGAACCGATAACGGCAGAGAAAGGAATATTATTCTTATAGAAGCAGTAAACCTTGCCATGATATTTGAGAGAACGAACGATGCGTATTTCGCCTATTCCCATATCCAGCCATTTTTTATTAAGCCTAACTGCCGTGTGGTAAGTCTTTTCAGGCATACCCTCTATGTAGTACATACCAATAACAAGAACAATATGTTTAATCTTATTCTCACATACCAGTCTATCCAGTTCTTCGAGCGATGCAAGAGAAACATATCCGACGGCAATATCAACTCTGTCCGATTTTGCTATCTGCTTTTTAATGCTTTCATCTATAGTTTCCTGATTATCTTGTATTCCTAATGGAAGCATATTTGAATATAATACTTTCATAAAAATACCCCCAGTTTCATTTTCACAAATTCCGATGTAAAAAGTATTAAACACTATTTATTATAACACATTTATATTATTATTTCAAGGAGCTTGAGCTTCTTTTTCAGATATTGATTATAAGTCGTAAATTCGGACGTTTCTAATGGGCGTTGACCTCTATCTGGGAGCACAGCAATGACAAATAATCATTGGCATGAACAAGGTTCGGGTGTCAAGTTTTATTATACTACATCACACCTCGCCGACCGTTTCCGACGGCACTGGGTAAGGGTCATTCATGTGGTGCAGAATGATTTTTGTGCCTGCCGGATATTTTGCACGGAGGGGTACAAGCTGTTGTTTATTGGGAAACTTCATTTGAATTACCAGCCTTTCTGAACGCTGAACTGCCTGAGAGATTTCTGAGCAATACTTTTCTTGCCGATTTGTACTCTGTGCCAATCATGCCAAGGCGAAGAAGATAACATCGCATGGTATATTTGGGATTGTCGCTGGTGTCAGGCTTGTTGTTGATGCGTTTCTGATTTTTCGCAAATTCGCAAAGCATGGAAATGAATGTACAGTAGGCACTTGTATCATCGTACTGCTCCACAGTGAACCATGGAAAGCAAACCTTATTTTCAAGTACAACTATTTCCAGGTTGTTGGTTTTGAAAGCTGCCTTGAAAAGTTCTCCCTTGTTTTCCACAATTTTTCTGAGCCTTTCAAGTGTTGATTCATCAATCAGTTCCAAAGGCATCTCTACCGTCAGACCGTTTTCTTCTTCCTCAAGAGGAACATCATAACCTCTGCTGACCAGTTCATCAATCAGATTTTCGACTTCCTTGCTGTCAGCTGAATCACTGATTTCAAGATTGCCTTCCTTTGTAATCGTGTAATCTCTGCCGATTTTGTATGCACAGGTTGGCATATACTGATATTCGGAGGGCGCACCGATAATCTCGCTGACCGCCTTTACCAGTCCCTTTCGTTCGTTTCCTGTAAGATGTAATTCAATCATCATGTGTTTTGACCTCCTTTTTGGTAGTACACATGATAACTCTAAATGGCACAGATATCAAGTGTGGGATATGTAGAATTATTTCCCCTCATTTTGTGCATAATAGGCGATTCCGGCAAGGACAAACCAGGCATTGCAAGCTGCGACGCCATTGCCCCACATTTTATAGGCAGCACTATCAGAATATGGATTCTTCAGCCACTTTTCAATCTGCTTGCGGCTTTTTGGTTTGCACTCTTTACCGATTGCCTTATTGTAGTTTTCAAAAACATTCTGCCACCAAACTATCTGTTCTTCAGTCGGATTTTCCGTACCAAGTCCATCACACCACCAAGTCGGCATTCCCTGAAGCAATGCACATTCCTGTGGTGTCAGCCTTCTTACGATATACTCGATTTCAGGAGTGCTGTCATTTACAACCGGCGGATCCTTGTAGTCCGATGCCACAAGCGTGTTTGCTTTTTCCTTTTCAGCGGTTGTAAAGAACGATGCCTTGGAGGAACTGTAAACCGGATGAGCAATTCCGCCAGCCCCCGATGCAACCAGTGTCGGGGATTTTTCTTCTTCAATCTGAAAACTGAATTTTACATTGTACCCCTGATTCATGGCAGGTCTGCCGATGCCGTAGGAAACTGCATGGTTCTCCGTGCAATTCAGTGTGTACATGGTTTCCGATTCCTTGTATCCGTCACCGTGATGTGAAGGTCGTGAACCGTTGCCTTCCACAACAACCATACCGCCCTGATTCTTGCAAGGTGACTGATTGCTTGTATCAATAGTTCTTGAAGTATCTGCTTCATAAAATCCGCTGTTTGGATTATCGCTCATCATGGAATTGCTGTGCTTTCCGCAGATGCCATATACCTTCGGAACGAAAAGCGTCTGGTCATTGTTGCAGGAGAGTGTTGCGGATTTATCTTCTTGAATTAAAGCACCTTTTCCGCCGCCGGGACATCCGGAACGAATTTTCAAAGTAGCCGGGACAACGCCTGCACGAAGTGTGGGAGATTTTTCTTCTTCGTAACCGATGCCTCTTGCCTGTGCTGAATGTTCGGTACAGAATCCTGCGGATTCCACCACAAAAGGCTGATTGTTTCCGCCTGTTCCGTAAGTTGCGGATACAGTCTGGGCAACCTCCAGAGGTCCTGTATATCTGGTATCCTGAGAATGATTCTCGAACATTAACCCTGAGCCTGTTTCTTCAGAGCAATCTCCAGAACTTCGGGTAGCTTCTTGCCACGATCTGAAGCCCTTCGCAGAATACCCAGACACGCCTTCTGACTCAAATAATATTTTTGGGGCACATCCGCCATCAAAATCTGTGACAAGGTAGACACGCACTCTTCTCTGGGGTACACCCCAGTACTGAGCGTCGAATGTTCTGTAGGCGAGAGAGAAATCTTGTCCCAGGATTTCTCCGGCTTTCTCCCATTTTGCAGGTTTAGGGATAGAAATGTCTGGGTTTTTGACCTGACAGAGTTTTTCGAGTACGCATCGGAAGTCTTCTCCGCCGTTGGAGGAAAAAGCACCTGCGACATTTTCCCAGACTGCGAATCTTGGATATTTACCATTTGTGGCACACCTCATTTCCTTGATAATTCTGACTGCCTGAAAGAAAAGCCCGGAACGCGGTGCATTCAAGCCCTGCCGCTTTCCTGCACTCGAGATGTCAGTACAGGGTGAGCCAAATGTAATGATATCCACAGGTTCAATTTCCGCTCCGTTTATATGGTTGATATCTCCGAGATGCTTTACAAACGGCAGTCGCTTTGTAGTTACAGCAATCGGGAAAGGCTCGATTTCTGAACAACTTATCGGGATAATACCACAGAGCATTGCCATCATCGGAAATGTTCCTGAACCGTCGAAGAGACTGCAAAGTGTAAGCGGTTTATTCATCAGAAACAGTCACATCCTTATAGTCGATTCTCTCTCCATTGCGTATCAGATACACATCATCAGAGTTCCCGGCATGAAGCTTTATGTATCTTTCCACAGCAACATCTACAAACTTCGGTTCCAGTTCCACGCCGAAGCATACACGATTCAGCTGCTCACAGGCAATAAGGGTAGACGCACTTCCCAGGAACCCGTCCAGCACCATTCCGTTTGTCTGTGTACACTGGGAAATCAGATAGGCGATCAGCGGCACCGGCTTACTGGACGGATGTCCGCAGCCGTCCTCTTTGCTGTTTTTGATGCGGTCAAATTCAAACACAGTTTTCTGTTTCTGGTCACCGTACCAGATATGCTTACCGTCTTTTCTCCAACCCCAGATAATCGGTTCATGGATATACTTCCAGTCAGTTCGGGTGAGAACAAGGCGGTCTTTCTTCCATACAAGACCTGCACCGACCTTGAATCCTGCATCTTCATAAGCATCATGAAATACACGCGCCTTTGAAGTGGCATAAAACACATAAATGCTTGCGTCCTTCGCCATGGCATCTTTGAATCTCTCAAATGCCGATTTCAGGAATTCGTACCCCTTTTCGTCATCCAGGTCATCATTCTTGATTTTGCCAGATGTGCTTTCCAGGTTGACAAGGTACGGCGGATCTGTACAAACGAGATTTACTTTTGTATCTCCAAGTAGTGCTGCATAGGTTTCCGGCAAAGTAGAATCGCCGCAAATAACTCTGTGCTTTCCAAGATGCCATATATCACCGAGTTTGGATTTACACGGTTTTTCCAGTTCTGCATCCACATCGAAATCATCCTGTTTTGCTTCATCGCTGTCAATCGCAAACAGATCGGCGATTTCCTTTTCATCAAAACCGGTCAGACCAAGGTCAAATCCGAGATTCTGAAGTTCTTCCATTTCCACGGCAAGGAGTTCATCATCCCATCCCGCGTCCAACGCCATGCGATTGTCAGCAAGAATGTACGCTTTCTTCTGTGCTTCGGTCAAATGGTCGGCATACACACATGGTACTTCTGTAATTCTTTCTTCCTTTGCAGCCATAATGCGTCCGTGCCCGGCGAGGACATTGTAATCCTTATCGATGATGACAGGATTGACAAATCCAAATTCACGCAGAGAGGAGCGAAGCTTCAGAATCTGTTCTTTGTTGTGTGTACGGGCGTTATTTGCATAGGGTACCAGCTTGTTAATGTCAACAAGCTGAAATTCTGTAGTTGTGGTCATCTTCCGTTCCTCCTCCTGGTGACTTTTTGGAGACCTTTTCTTGCGTCTATAATATGACCTGCAACAGCCTGTCCCTTAATGGTTCGGTATTGCTGTTTCGTCATTTTCTGGCGATTGGCTTTTAAATCTCGCCAGAACTGGGTATCTGCTTTCATGTATTTCTCACTTTCTGCTGCGAAGCAGCTTTTCCATCATGTCATCCTGCGGGTTATCCTGAAATTCTACAGAACAATTCTCACGGACGATTGTGAAAATCTGATTCCAGCACACATTGGCTTGCTTCAAATATGCTTGACTCATGGCAACGTAGGGGGAGGCAATAGGTGCATTCGTTGTCGGGTGCTTTGCAATATAACCTGTACGGGATACTACTTCTTCGCAGTGTATCCAACGGGAAATGCTCATTGCATACTGTTCGATAAGCTGACGGCTAACCAGTTTCTCGCAATTGCGATCCTTCAGCCAACTGTAGGTTTCCGTAAATACTTCTTTGGCACATAGCGTTGTTCCATCTCGTTGCATTGCTGTCATGAATTCTCTGACAGGCGGTATATCAGCTGCAGTCAATTCCGCAGGTTGCAGCATTACTTCTGCTTTTTTACCTTCACTGATTTTCTCGGTAAGAGCTTTGCGAGGTCTGCCGGCACCGGGTCTTGCACCGCCTCGGTTTGTACCATCTTTCGCCATGTTTGATTTTCTCCCTTCTTTGAATAATTTTGATTTATATTCAAATTTATCGCCATAATTTAAAGCATAAAAAAAGTGTGTTCCGTCCAAGAAAATAGGGACGAAATCACACTTTTGCACTTAGCCATAATTGAGGGGTCAATACCCTTTTTGTTTTCCGATTTTTGCGTATACCTCTGGGCGCCGGTCTTTAGAATGTTCACATTTAGAGGTTTTTGACCCCCAGGGGGTCTTTTCTCCTAAAAGTATAGCAATTTTAGGAGAAAAATTGATTTAATAGGAGTAAACAGGATTCTTATCCTCAGTCCATGTCTTTTTATCGTGACACGGCTTGCACAATGCTTGCCAGTTAGATTCACTCCACATAAGTGTCTCATCACCACGATGGGGAATGATATGGTCCACCACTGTTGCTGGAACGTATCGACCTTCCGCCATACAGCGTACACACATGGGGTGCTTGCGGAGGTAAGCTTTGCTCAGCCTCTGCCACTTGCTGCTGTAGCCACGTTTGGCAGCTGAGGGTCGGTCAGGGTGCAGAGGCTGATGCTCCGCACAGTACAAGCCCTCTGTCAGGTTCGGACAGTCGGGGTGCTTGCAGGGTTTCTTACATTTCCTCGGCATCGTTAAGCTCATCAAGGTAATCTTCCAGGGAAACGAGTGCCTTTTCGTAAACCACCTGTACACTCTTTTCTGTAAGGTGAAGCCTTTCCGCAATGTCGCTCCAGCTGTAGTCACGGTGGTAGCGGTAAGCCAGCACGGCACATTCAAGCGGCTCATCAAGGTTTGTAAGGTTGCTGACCATGAGATGGGCTTTTGTGACGAAGGAAGAATGCTGTTCATTCAGTTCATCTACGGCATCTTCAAGGGTAGCAATAATTTTTTCATTGGAGAGATTGTTAATTGTCTCTTCCAAAAGGGCAATCTGCGCCACGCACTCATCGGCTTCAAAGTTCAAAAGCTGAATCTGATTTAAGTATTCTTTTGCAGTCATACCAATACCTCCGGGCATAAAAATAGCCACGGCAGATTTCTCCGCCATGGCTTGTTGTATATTTTTCTATTATCTATGATATCACATTTCCTTAGTGGCTTTCAATGGTCTTTAGTGGCGAGTTTATAATTTTCTGCACTTCGTTCAAAGCTCTGCCGTGCATACGATAAACCCATCTTAAATCCGTAGACATCTGCAAGGCTATCTGTTCCCATTTTTTAAACTGCAAATAACGCATTTCCAGTATGGTTCTGTATTCCGCAGATTCAATGCTGTTTACAACACGCATGATTTCACGCTTCAGATCCACCAATGCATCAATATCCCTGTCGATTTCACTCTCAAGGTCGATAATCTTTGCAATGGTTTCTTCCATTCGGGAAGTATTTCTGTTTGGACTATGGGGCATATCGCTGTAAACCGTTGTAACCCTTGTTGCAAGCTCATTCAGACTTCTGACTTGTTCTATTTTGGAATTTATCTGCATATCGAGATAACGTGCCTGTTCCATGTATTCTTTCGCTGTCATATTTCCTCCAGTTCTGCCTTGACCGCAGTCATTAAGGCGGATTGCGTTTCATCCTTTTCCTTTAGTGCTTTCAGAATTTTCTCATCAACCGTCCCTTTGGTAACGATGTGCTGTATGATGACGGTTTCGGACTGCTGTCCCTGACGCCACAATCTTGCATTGGTCTGGCTGTACAGTTCCAGACTCCAGGTCAGTCCGAACCACACCAGGAAATTTCCTCCGGACTGAAGATTCAACCCGTGACCTGCAGATGCAGGGTGAATCAGTGCAACTTGCAGTTTTCCGCTGTTCCAATTCTTTATGCTTTGTGCTGATTTGATTTCCTGATAAACAATTCCAAGCTTACCAAGCCTTTCCGCAATTCTCGTTCTGTCGTGTTTGAACCAGTAAGCCACCAGAACCGGTTTGCCGTTGGCTGATTCGATGATGTCTTCCAGGGCATCCAGTTTTCGGTTATGTATTGGAATTATCTCGCCGGCATCATCATAAATTGCACCGTTGGACATCTGACACAGCTTATTGCTTAAAGCCGCAGCATTCGCCGCTGTTATCTCTGTATCCTGAACTTCAAGAATTAACTCGTCTTTCAGTTCCTTGTATTTTTCCTTTTCTGTCTCAGACATCTTCACAGTGTATTCGTTGGAGATAAGTTCCGGCATCTTCAGATGGTCGACTGCTTTCATGGAAACAGTAATGTCTGATATTTTCTCGTATATTCTTTCTTCCGCATCAGGGAGAGGTTTTGAAATTGTCAATAACACTTGACACATTAACCGCAAGGATTTTGAAGTTAAG